AGTAAACACTCTCACCAACATAACAACGGAAAGCATTATCATTCATTAATTCATTAACTTTTTCGCCAAACGCATCAGTCACTTTTTGAAACTTAGCTGATCGACCACTCTTAACAGCAGCACGTTCACCATCAAAGGATTTGAAGTATTCATCAATAAGTGGAATAACTCCTAACATTTTTCCAGCGAATGATTTTTCACCATTTAAAATTCGTGATACTTTATTCATAACTTTTACTCCTCTCTCAATTCAGAATATATTATCTGTTATTTTAAAAATACTGTCAAGCTATTTTTAATAAAAGTTCTTTTAAATCATTAGAAAGTTTACCATCAGCTTTGACTTGTAAAGCACCTTTAATATAACTACGAGCTTTATCAGGATTCTTATTAACTAACTCAGTAGCTACTAATAATACTTTATCCTTATCCAAATTAATACCTAATGTATCTTCAATCCACTTCTTTGATACAGGTTTTCCTGATTCCATTCGTAACCATCCTTGGTTTCGTTAATGACCCATACTTTTGATGGGTTATGTTTATCTTGAATTTTCATATTACCCCTCTACACGGTCATGAATTGCAATAGGTGAATCAGATGGGAAACGACTATCACAACTATATAAGAAGTTGCCACCAAACATTGTCCATTTACCTGAGTCAACTAAGTCAGCAGGGATAGCTCGAAGACGTTCTTTACCACAACAAATATCTCGAACAATTACATAATGGGGGTTTTCTTCGCCAGGGGCAAAAATCTCACTATCTTCCCCAATACCATAACCTGTGATTACACCACTCTCAGTTTTAGAACTAAGACCACCATTTGTACAATCGTAACTACCATTACGGTATACATAAGCTAATAAACCTAGAATTTTTTTACTCATTTTAATTACTCCTCTCTCAAATCAGGTTCTATTATCGGTTATTTTCGATACCGTGTCAAGCACTTTGCAACCATTTCATCTCTAAAACATCACAAAATTTACCTGATAATTTTAATTGATTATCAAACGCTTCGACTTCCCAAGGCTGTTCACGATATGGGATTTTGAAACCTTCCCCAATATCCTTACCTTCCCAACGTACATGTAATTTACCATCAGACTTCCATACACGTCTTTGGAAACGATTTGTAGCAATCTGTTGTACGTGAATCATCTCATGTGCAAGAACTTGTAACTGAGTCGCTAAATGAGCATCACGATCAATATTAATATTAAATACTTTTTGAGCGATACTACCGTTAGACATCATTTCAACATGACCTCTAGTAGTCTTCTTAGCACGTCCTGAGACTCGCATAGCGACTCGAATAGTTAAGGTATTAGTCATACGAGTGGACATTAATTCCTTTGCGAAGAAGCGTACAGCGTCCTCAATGGTAGAATGTTGCTTACTTCCACCTTTCTGTAAAATCTTAACTTTCATCCGTATCTCCTCAATTAAGACCTATTATTGCATGAGCTATATATGCTGTCAAGTCTTTTTTTCAATTATCGTATGAAAGCAGGCATAAATAGTCTTATAGTATAATTAATTTATTTAATGAGGATGTCATTATGGCTCTACCAAAGATAAACGCTCCAACATATTCACTAACACTACCATCAAGTAAACAGAAAATCAAGTACCGTCCATTCCTTGTTAAAGAAGAAAAACTTCTATTAATGGCAATGGAGTCAAAAGAAGATGATGAAATGAAAGAGGCGGTAGAACAGATTATTCGTAATTGTTCTTTCGATAAATTAGATCCTCTAACAATGGCATTGGTGGATATAGAATATATGTTTCTATATTTAAGAATTAAATCTAAAGGTGAGACCGCAGAATATTCTTTCAAGTGTGATGCGTGTGAAGTTGTAAATGATAAGGAAGCAAATTTAACTAAAGTAAAAGTTATTAATAAAGATCAAAGTAATGTTATTAAGTTAACATCTGATATCGGAATTCAAATGAAAGCTCCCTCATATGAACTTGCAGGTGTTATATCTAATGATATGAAAGCGGAATCTATATTCAAAGTGGTAGTACAATCTATTGAATCTATCTACGAAGGTGAAGAAGTTTTCCAAGCAAAAGATCAATCCGATGAAGAATTAATGGATTTTATAGAATCTTTAAGTGATGCACAATTTAAAGAAATAAAAAATTATTTCGAAAACGTTCCATCATTAGAACTTGATATAGATTTTACATGTACAGCTTGTAAAAAAGAAAATACATTAACACTAAAAGGTATAAAAGATTTTTTAGCATAAGCTTCCGAGACGAGACTATTGTTGGATTTTATAAGCTTAATTTCCAAATAATTTCGGGAGATTATGGAATAACATTAACAGAGCTTGAAGAAATGATTCCTTTCGAAAGAGAGGCTTTTACACACATGATCATAAATAAAATACAAGAAGATACTAATAGGAATAGTAATGGCTGACACCGAAGAAGTTAAATCAATACGTAAATTAACAGAGAAGATTAAAGAAGCTAGTGAGAATACTATTGGCTCTACTAGAAAATTAGCTGATGGTGTTAATGATGCTTTTCGCGCTACATTTGCTGATTCTCCATTATTGAGTTCTATTGTTGATGTCGGTGAGTCAATGGGTAGAGATGTTCTAGGTTTATTTAAAGGTGAAGAAAAAGAACCTTTAACAGAAGCGGAAACTGAAGCGGCTGAGCAGAGAAGAGAACAAAAAGATGAGTTGAAAGAAGTTACTAGATCATTAGAAGATGCTAAGAATGATGATTTACAAATGGGTGAGTTAATTCGTACTGATAATGAGCAGATCATTGATAACCTTCAAGATATAAAAGATGTTTGGGATGCTGGAAATAATGCTGAAGAAGAACGAGAAGCTATCCGTTTAGCAGAAGAACGTTTACGTTTAGAAGAAAGACGTAATGAATTATTAGAAGCATTGGCTGAACAGAGAGATAAAGAAGATGATGAAAATTTAGGATTTTTTGCTAAGTTAAAAGAAAATTTAACGTTAACCTTTTTAGGTTTATTTACATTTTTAAAATCACCTATTAAGAACTTATTAAAATTCTTTAAACCACTATTAGGAGTATTTGGTAAACTTGTAAGAGTACTCGGCCCTATTGGTGTTCTAATAGGAGCTGTGATTGGAGCGTTTACTGGCTTTAATAAAGCAACTGAAATATTTGGTGAGAACGCAACAATCTTTGAAAAGATAGCTTCGTCTATTGGTGGTATAATTTCTGGACTAACATTTGGTCTAATTGATATAGAACCATTGGCTAAAGGTATACATTCAACATTAAAATTTATATACGATACAATCCAACCGTTTGTTATTACAATGGGTGAATTTTTAGGTGGTGTGTGGGATGTATTATCATCAAGTTTCTCATTACTCACTGCACTATTTACTGGTACACCATCTGAGATTGACGCAGCATGGGATACATTCATCGGATCATTTACAGGTTTAGGTGATAAGTTTACAGCTATGGCAATCGAGTTAAGTAAAACTTTATGGACATTTATTTCTCAGATACCTCAAATGATTTTAGAACAAATAGGTAAGTTAGGTGGTGTATTAGGTAAAAGTTTAGCAAATCTATTTGCTGACGAAACTGAGGGAAGTAAACTTTACAATAGATTAGAAGATGAAGGTGGACTAGACGATAAATTTATTGGTAGTGATACAATGTCTAAAGAAGATATTGCTAAACTATCTGCAGCAGAAAATGCTACCCTACAAAAATTCTTATTGGAGAATGATAAAGCTGATAAGAACAGTAAAATAATTATTGACCTACAGAACCAGTTAGAAAAATCTAAGGAAGAAAAATTATCACGTTCTGGAGAAGGAAATATTACTTCTGTGGTTGATGCTTCTAATACTAATAATACAACTAATATTAGTTATATTAAACCATCAGCTAGAAATCCTGATAATTCATTGAAGACTTCTGTACTTCAAGCATCCTCATAATAAAAAAGGGACTCATCGAGAGTCCCTTTTTAGGTCTTATCGTTCCCAAATTGGGAACTATCGTTCACTTCCGTTGAACTTTATTCTTCCGCTAAGTTTTGAAAATAATTCATTGCTTCATCATCTTCATCAAAACCATTTTCGTCCTTAGTTGATTCACTAACAACAGCTTCTTTTTCCTTTTCAGGTTCAGCAGCTTTAGCTGTAGATTTCTCTCCACCCTCAACACGATTGAAACGTTTTTCAAGTTCAGGGAACTCTTTAAACTTATCTTTATCATTAAGTTCTTTTAATGTATACTCTTGATCGTACACAGCAGACATCTCTTCATCAGTAGGTAAGAACTGTGACATTTTTTCAAATTCAGAGCTATCATAGTTGGTTTGTTGATCAACTTGACGGATCTTTAATTTGTAGTTAGCACCGTTCCACATATGAAATGGTTGAATTGGAGTTTCATCAGGGAATTCTGGTTTAGCAGCTACCATTAACTGATCGAAAATTCTTTTACCATATTTGAATATGAATACTTTTCCTTCATTCTCAGGAGTTTCAGGGTCACTTACAACATAGATATTACTGTAGTAAGATAACTTACGCTTACGGTTGCGGATAGCACCATCTTTAACTGACTTAGGTGTAGTATCCCAACCACCATGAGATTCAACAATCGCACGATTAGCGCACGATTAGCAGAACATACAGGACAATCATTATCTAGTGTAGTAGGACAATTTTCAAAATACCATTGACCAGTTTCACCTTTAAATCCGTGACTGTATAATTTTACGAAAGGGAGATCATCATTTTCTGATGCAGGGAGAAAACGGATAACAGCGTACCCATTTTTTTGTTCGTCTAACTTAGGATACCATTGACGATCATCATTGTAAGATTTACCCTTACTGCCGCCAGCGTCTTCTAGTTTGTTAGATAATTCTTCGAAAGACATGTCATTTTTCTTCATTGAAGCAAAGCTCATATTTTTTATTTCCTTTTTTGATTTGTGGTATAGCGGGATTCACCCTTTACCTGTTTTAGTAATGTTATTTATCAACCTTTAAAAATGGTTCTCAGTAATTTTTTATACTTTGACACATCAATAGTTTTAAAATAACAAAGATACTTACGAATTCTTAGTGAATAATCATCGTAAATGTGGTCATCTAAATACATCTTGTCGTATTGTTCAGATAAGAAAAAAATCTTTTCTAAAATAACATATGTTTCTAGAGTAATATATTTCTCCATCATTAAACGCATAATGATGGGATATTTATTTTTAGTTGGCTTAAATACTTCATTAAACGATAATTCTTTTTCTTCCATAAATCGTTTAATATTATTACAATCATTATCGAAGATATATGTAAGTCTACTCATACGTTTCTTCCACGCATGGAATGTTTTAATACTATCATCTAGATTTTCTACCATATCAATAATATATTGATCGCCTTCAACCATATTAGATATAAAGAAAGGTTTAATCTCTTCATCTCTAAAACGTTTAGATACATATTCAAAGAAAGACTTGTCGTTACGATTTCTATAGGAAGATGGAGATGCCGATACCTTATTATATCTGGTAGCGTCAAAACTATCTCTAGTGAAGTGTGTCTTTATTAATAGGTAAGTTTGATACGTTTCATATCCATTCATATTTTATTGCATTAAAATAACGATATAGGAACATCATTATCAATCATCATATTTAATTGTTTAGCTTCTAATTCTATTTTTTCTTTTATGTTTTTATTGAGTGCGCTTTTCAGTACTTCAAATTCAATTTCATGTGTCTCACAAAGATCTATAACAGCATCTATATAAGATAATCCACTTGTTAATACACGTTGCTCTACAATCATAGAGAAATTAAAATCATTCATTTTTCCACCCTTAAAGACTATTGATTAAATCTGATTTTTCTTTAAATATATTTTTTACATCATAACCAACTGCAGGGTTTTGATTTGTATCAGCACTCATCGTACCATTAACAACCGTAAAAAACTTTTCTGTATTCTTTTTAGAAAAATCCATTCTCTCTTCAATAGAATATATCATAACTTTAATTGGGGTATTATTTTTCATAACCCATACTTCATCATAAATTTTAAACATTTTCATTATCCAGTTATTATATCTTTATATGTAGTGTTTGTCAAGAACTTATACTTCTTCTTTTCTATGAAATTCAATTTCTTTATCAACATCTTCTCTTAATTCTTGAACAATATCTTGTAAATTATCATAGTAGTTTTCATCACATGTATACTCAACAGGATCAGTTAGTCTATCAATATACTTCATTAAAATTTTACCTAAACGAGCATTACGGATATTTTCTTCTTGGTAATCTCTACCCCCATACCATTTAGGATCAATCCATATTTCCATTGCAGATACTTCTCTATGATAAGCAAGAATCTTTTTTAAGTCTTCTTGAATAATATATTCATCATCAACCATATTACAATATAGTCTCCAATTAACATCTTCATAATTAGCTTCATGTATTTCTTTTAAACGCGCAACCATACCATCATGATCATGAAATGTTTCTAATTGAAAAGGTTCACCACAAAAATTAGGTGTCCATACTAATGTATACGTAATCATATTAATCTCCTAATGTATCCCAATGACCAGAACCCCAAGTACTAGGTATATACCATATCGAATCACTACTCCATCGTTCTGTTGCTACAGACCATTCATTTTTTGGTGTACCACATTTACTACATACTTTCAAATGTATATGAAATTTACTACCGAAAGGCATTTCATATCTTTTATCACATTTAGGACACTTAGCGTATTTATCCCACATATTAATAATTTCCTATTCTACCCATATTGAGTCCGGCGGCCGGCAGCCTTAATTCTTTTTCTTTATCCAAAGCTTCTTTTAATTTTTTCGCTATCTCAGGATGCATGATCATACTATTCTCAAACATAATAACTTCTGTACTTGGTATTTTAGGTATTGTAATGTTATGTGTTTTAAAAGGTTTCCAAGGCCAAGATAATAAACGTTCTTTCCATGTTCGTTTAACTTTTATTGGTTCACCATTTACGGTCATACTAAGGTTTTCAACAACTCTATATCCATTGCATGTGAAGGGTATATTATTCACTATTCCACCAATCTGTACTTAAAAAGCTATCCATTAATTCATATGTCATTACGTCAGGCATCAAAGGACTTATTATAGTGTAACCAGCTTCCGCTTTAATAAGATTTCTAATAAGACTAGAACTTATGTGTTGAGTTTCAGGACTAGAATTAATATATATAGTGTTAACATCAAATGATTTAGTAAATACTTCTACAGATTTCTCATATTCATAATCTATTGAATTGCGTAGTCCACGAACAACTATTAATGGATAATCGAATTTATCAAATAGTTTATTTAACATACCTTTATGAGATATCACATCAATATATTCAGGTAAAGATTCTCTTACTAATGACATTCTTTGGTCGAGTGATAATAGATTTGTCTTATCTAAGTTATCCATAACAACAACAGTTAAATTCTCACCAGTGAATAGTTCTTCGGCTTTGTATATGATATCCATATGACCTTTAGTAATAGGGTCAAAACTTCCTGTTATTAAAGCTTTCATAATGATTCCATCTCTCTTTTAATATTTTTACGTGCTGCTTCTTCAAAGTGAGAAAATCGTTTTGTTATAAAAATAGGTTTCTTTAATAATTCTCTAAAGAAATGTGAACGACCAATTTTCCATTCTACATCAGATAAGTGAGAAAATTCTTTTCTTATATTCTCACCATTGATTCTAAAAGTATCATAATCAAGCCCCATTCCCAACAAATCAAGATCAAGTACAAGTTCTGATTCAGGTCTAGTTGCTTTATGTGTTCTAGTATCCAATATAATGTTAGCAATAACATCAACAGCTTCACCACTACATTCTTTCATGGTGTCATATCCTTCATCTAACATTTTATACATAAGAGAAGCTGACTTTTCTTCGTTATCTTTTCTCTTAGGATCATAAACTATATCATGAAATAGAACAGCTAAATACTGTTCTCTGTTCAATAAATTTTTACCACGCTCTAACATAAAATCAATATGATCCATGTTATGATAGAAACGATGTGGTTCATTATA